CTGAAAAGATTTCATCGAAGGATGAATCCTTCCTACTCAAGGAGATTGATACGATTGATTTTTTGAAAGATCTCAACATCAAGTCCTATTGGGAGCGCATGTCCGCCAATACCAAGGGTGCGACGTGGCAATATCTCCAGACTCTCTACATGCTCGGTACTACTATCACTTCCATCCCTGATGACACACTTAAGATGATCGAAGGTATTGCTAAGCAATGTGCTGACAAGATGGATACTGAAGGTGGTGAACTGGACCAGGATGCTCTTATGAAGATGATGGGTAGCATGCTTGGTGGTCTACCCAAAAAATAAACCTACACATATATTAAATGAAGGCCTGGTTTGACGATCCTCAGCAGCTCATTCGAGCCGACCAGGTTGCTCAATTTTGGCCGACTTCAGAACAAACTCCAGAAGATCGGGTGAACGCCGCTTCACGTTTTATCATCTATGTCAGTTGCATTCTTTATCTGACCCGTCGCGATCCTCGTATTTTCGTGTTGGGTGCTACGGTGATTACCGTGATCTTTGTCCTCTACAGGTCGAAAATGGTGAAAGAGACGTATGGCTCGGGTGTTGTTAAGGGCTCTGCTTGTCAAAAACCCACAGAGGACAACCCTATGGGAAACGTTTTGATTACTGATTACACTGATGCACCAAATCGTTTAGAGGCTTGTTATTACTCCACTGTTAACTCGTTTATAAAGAGCAATAACAGCGACCGTATTCCTTATGATTCTGGGCGATCTCGTACACCGTTGCCCAAGTATCTTCGAAATGCTGCAGAGCGTCAATTCATCTCGAACCCTGTGACTAAAATTCCAGGGGATCAGACGGCATTTGCTGAATGGCTTTACGGTGCCAAGAATGCTCCAATGTGTAAGAGTGACACACAATTCTGTAGTCCAGATGCACGCGGTGTCCAGCTCGAATCTTTCGGAGGTCTCGCCCCCAATGGGGATAAGCGCTCGGGAATGTTTGGGAGATAGATTAAAATTCTTATGTAATAATAAATGGCATATCAGCTCCAACCTGGTCTTTCCATCGTTCAAAATAAAGGGGCCGTCCCATCTGTGAAGGCAACTGATGAAATTTTTGTGTATCCTCAGCCCAGTACCTTAAACTGTGGGGGATGTCGACCCAACACCATGTTGTACGGCACCGCTCCCTATAAGGCTGGTAAGGGTTCCCCAGCTCAGTACATCGAGACGAGTGATGAACTTCGTCCCCAATCCACTTCCCGTTTCAACAAGAATATCGTCCAAACTTATGAACGAAATTTGTTCCCACTGTCCAATATGGAATGTAAAGTCCCCCTCCGCACACAGAGTTATGAACCCGCGAGCACTCGTGCCGAACTCCAGAATGGTTTGTTTCAGAAAAGATATGTTAATAAAAATGTAAGTAAGAAGTAAGAATGGCTGATCCCATTTCACTTATGGCTGTAGCTGGTCTCGTGTACGCCGGACGCAACTTAAGTACCAAATCAGTTCCACCTAAGGTTGATAACGATGTATCTGTTATAAAAAGTCCTCGAATTGTCGAAACTACAAATTTCGAACCAACAATGGAAGTTTCCAGTAAACGAGAAATGGAAAGCTTTGCTGATGTTTCTAAACAACAGAGAAGTGGTGGCCAAGAAATCTTGAACATGCGAAATCGTATGTATGATACTGGTCGAATGAACAATCTTTCCCCAGTTGAGAAGCAACTTGTTGGTCCAGGTCTCGGTGTAGGTGCCAATGTTCCAGCTGTTGGGGGTCATCAGCAGATGTTCAGGGTCAACCCAGTAAATGTTGGTGCGTACAGGTTGACCACTCTCCCAGGACGTACTGGTCCAGCTCGAGATGTTACTGGTGGTCGGTCGACTAAGGTTGGTGAGCTCACACATAACAAACCTGAAACAACTGCTTACCTTCCATCCAGGCTTCCCACTATGCCTGGTCGTGCTCAGGGTATGTCGGGTGTTGTGCCTCGCACTGAACATGAAAAAACCAAGCGTACTACTAATCGCTCAGAGACAGGTCTCCGTGAAGATGGTTTAGGATATAACGGTGCTAAACGATTCGTTTCCGCTCAAACAATGTCACAGGATCCTACACGATTCAAGACTGATCGCAACGATGTGCAATACGGATATTACAACCAGCCTACCCCAGGTATTCATAGCCATCACGGTGCGTATACTGGTGGTGCTGCTGCTCAGGTGACTGCGAAGACGAATGAACAGCTCATGAAGTATGGTTTCCGTCCCGAAGATCGTCGTGGCAAGCCTAACCGTATGGGCAATGCTGGTCGTATGAACGTTCGCGAGTCGGCTCTCAAACAGGGTGGTGTCCTCACTACGGTTCGTTCGGACACAACTCGTGTCGACGGTCGTGTGAGTGCTGCCAATGGTGCTTGGACCCAAAACTACCAACAAAAACCTTTCCACCAGTTCAATGCCTATAAGGGTAATGCGAATCCAAACACCCAAAACCTGGATGTGGCTAAGAGACAACTCCAGAACAACCCCCTCGCACACAGTCTTTACCAGTAATAATTTATATATATAGACGAAAACAGTCATTAAAATATTATCCCTATATTTTAATGAAGGTACACAACCTCTCTATTGATAGTAGTCAGCGTGGAATTAATGTAATTGCATCAAATACATATTACGATGAAAGTAATACATACATTATTGACGCCTATTCTAACACGTACTCGAGTCCGAATAACTATGTCATTACCCTAGAAAATCCAATCTATGATGTTTCTGAAATTAAACTCGTATCGGCTCGTATTCCCACACCACAATTGACTTTATGTACAACTAACAACACTTTCAGTGTAGATGGACAAACTGTTACATTGACGAATGCTGATTATCCCACTGGTGGCGATTTAGCTACACATCTTGAAGCGGAACTCGCCCCACCTGTTTCAAATGTTAGTGAAGTTAATTTTGACACAGACACAAAAAAGTTAACATTTTCAAATGTTGGTACATCAAACACTTTCACGTTAGAATTTTACACAGGAGACAATGGATACCTTAAAGAATCATCGGTTGTGACAACACCCCATCAAGTGCTCGGTTTCGGTTCAGATGATTACAACTCGACGAGTAATGTATTGACTTCAGGTGCTGTCAATCTTGTAGGACCTAATACACTCGTTATTAAACTTTCGAGTGGATCGGATGAATTTACACAAAGTGTATACACATCAACACCATTTTATACAGGTCACATCTTATTGAATGGTACAGACTTTATAAACATTAGCGGTGCCGATGACATTCTCACGCACCATTTTCACACCGGTCCCTTAAAATACATCAAGGACATTCGCGTTGAATTTTTCTATATGAGTCACGGAAGATTGATTCCTTATGATTTTATGAATCAAGAACATATATTGAAGTTTGAAGTTACGTGTTCTACTGATAAATTAAAGAATCTTACAAAAGTTCCCATAGAGGAGGAGGAGGAGGAAGTTGGAGAGAAAACATCTATAAGCATCTCCGAGAAGGTGGAGAAAGATCCTTATAATTGGAAAATCTATATCGGTATTGTGTTAGTTTTCGGTTTGATATTAATAGCTCTGATGTCCGGAAAGTCTAAAAGAAATTACCGGGTCAGTGCGTAAACTGGTTTAACTGGCTTGGACACACGAGTTGACACGCGTGACACAGTCATAAAGACGACGATCGACAGGAGGGTGGTGAGGACCGCGGTGAGGGCGTATTGGGTACCACCGTTCTTAGGCACCTTAACGACCTTGCTGATGACCCATCGGACGAGATCCATCCAGGACATAGCGGCGGCGAAGGAGAAACCCGCGACAATCGCGTTGAGCGATTGGGTCTCAAGTTCTTGTGTAACGAGGCTGACAGTTGCGACGGCTTGATCCATCATTGTGTATGTTATACACTATCCTGAGAAAATTATTCAAATGAAAGTTTCTCCCTTTTTACCATTTTTTTAAACTTTTTTGTTTTAATTGTTTTTGTTTTTGAGAAGAGTTGTTCATCATCAGATGAATCTTCACTAGAGCTGTTCTCAGATTCATACTTCTTAAACTTATCTTCAGAGAATGACCATGCTTCAGGCTCCGAGGTGCTCATTACTATTAATAGCATTTTTTAACATCCGTTCTGTCGGATTTTGGGGAACCCAAGATTCCCAA